GTCCTTTCAGAAATTTATTGACGAGACGCCTGGTCTCGTCTTTTGTGTATAGCTTGCCGTCTTCCAGCAGAGCGTTCACGAGGTCTGCCTGCTCCCGGAAGTCCTGGCACGCTGCCAGCTGCTTTTTTTCAAATGCGGGGGCCTCAGCTGCGGCAGCCCCTTTCTTCGTCGCCATTACTGCACGACCTCCTCAGTTTTCAGAGTTTCCATCGGCTCAGAAGCGGGGGCCGCCTCTACAAAGCGCAGGTCAATATCGAACAGGAACTGATAGTACCTGCCATCCGAGTCATTCCGTGCGCTCTGGTTGCTAAGATGCACCTGTCGGCCGCTTACATCCAGCATCCTGAAACTCCAGATACTCCAATGTGTCCTTGCTGCGGAGGAAGTAGAGCACCTGCACGCCGACAGTGCGGCGCTGCTGACGATCCAGCCCGCGGGTCTGCTCAACGTCCTCCATGGCCACATAGAAAGCGCCGTCCGCATTCTGCGGGATCTCATCAGCATAGACCTTTCTTGATGGCCAGACGGCTTTCAGAGAGCCTGCAACAGCCTGGACAATATCATTCAGCGTCACCGGTGCCGTCCCCCTTTCCATTGATCCTCTGATTCAGAATGGCATTGAACTTTCTGTTCAACCTCGCATCCTGTGTCTGCTTTGTGCGCCGAATGGCTCGTCGCAGGGTGAAATGCCCATTGACGAAACCATTATAGGGGCCGACATACATACCGCCTGGGAATCCAGGCTGGTACACAAAGGTATGCCCCGCCCAGTACCCCGGGACGAAGTGCGAGCGGAAGCCGTACTCCAGATGCTTCGCATAGTCGAGGTTGTTATAAACATCGATGCTGTACAGCGGACCAGACCGCCTGATTTTTCCGCCGTCATAAGCCTTCTCATTGGCTCCAAGTGACAGGGCTTTGTCTCCGGCATGAAAATTCATACGGTAGGTACCGTTGTTGACGATGCCGTCCTCTTTGCAGATCCGGCGCGCCTGGCCTACCGCATAGACGCCCTCACCGATCACCAGCTGCTCCATGATCTTCGGCATATCGTCCGCCAGAGCCTCCATGCGTTTCCGCATCTCCGTGATGCCGCTGAAATCAACACTCACGGGAGGTCACGCCCTTTCAGGAAGATCTCCTGATGCGTGGCGTATCTGGCCGGACGGCCGACAGCTTCAAACAGCTCCTCAACACCGAAACGGGAAACGGCCACGCCATCCCCCGGCTTTACATCAAGCTCAGGTGCGGCAAACAGGACACAGTCATACTCCACATCCTGCTGCGCTGCAGTCTGGCGGCTGCTGTCTGATTTCCTGCTCAAGGCACACCGGATGCCGGAATATACAGGGGTGGGAGCCATCTTATCGATAGCCCCCACCTGTTTTGTTCCCATCCGGCTGATGACCGCTGTATCCTCATAGGTGGCCTCCAGAGCCGCGCGTTCAGCGGTGGGGATACCAAATCCCATGATTACCACCTCAGCTTTCGATAGGCGTTCAGAGTGGTTCTCCAGCCAAAGAAACCGTCTCCGCCGCCCAGTTCGAAAGTACCGGAGCTTGCATCAGCACCGGCCGCCGTTGCGAAGGACGTGGTAACGTCGCCGCGTTTTACAGATGTCACAGGCCCGGCGGCGACCTGTTCCTTACCGTATCCAGCGGACTTCCAGTGCGCCGCCGCGATCATGACCAACGGCCTTTCCAGCTGCTCCGGCAAGACATCCTGATTGATGTAGGCCAAAATCTGGTCTTCCACCAGTTCCAGTTCGAATGTGAACAGGTCATCCTTGGCAGGGTCGGTCACGCCAAGAATTTTCTTCAGCTGTTCAAGGCGTTCCGGCGTTACCATATCAGCCCACCAGCTTTACAGCCATGGTCTCATCCAGGGTCTTGATGCCGTAGATGATATCCAGGGAGACGGTGTCGGTCTTGGTATCCTGGTCATAGCCATAGACCACACGGACGCCGAGGCCGTTGTGGCTGACGATGGCAGCCTTGGAAGCGCCCATGGGCAGAGCCAGAGGACGGGTGACCAGGGCGATGGCATTCCGGTGGAAGGCCAGAGAATGGATCTTGTTGGCCACATAGGTCTTTGCATCGGTGTAGTCCTTCACCAGCTCAGCATCGATGCCGACCTCAGCAACAGCGCCGGCCGCGGCAGTCGCATCGGCGGTGAAATG